GCAAAAGCAAAATGAGAGCACTATCGGTTGGCGCAAACCTCACAGCAAACACGCTGACAACCCTTTACACAGTACCCAAGGGGTATTACGCAAGGGTAGTATTGCTACGGGCAGTTAATCAAGGTTCGCAAAAACATATTTCTTTTACTTGGACAGATACCTCTGCGTCTGTCACATATTATCTTGTCTTTGAAACTGCTTTAACTACTAAAACCACGCAAGATTGGGGTGGTACATCCTATTTTGTAATGGAAGAAGGCGACATACTTAAAGCACAATCTGAGTCGGCATCTACCTTTTCGGTGGTTGTCACCATTGAAGAAGAAGGGTTAACACGCACATGACATTCCTAGAACTTGTAAACGATGTGTTGGTGCGCCTCAGAGAGCCTGTGGTCACTACTTTCAACGAAACTACCTATTCCACCCTGATTGCTAAATTTATCAATGATGCCAAGCGTCAGATTGAAGATGCATTTAGTTGGAATTCTTTGGGTACAACCATCACAGTTACAACTGCCGCGACTACCTCTACCTATTCCCTTACAGGGGCTGGTCAGAAGTTTCAAGTCATGGATGTAATCAATACAACTAGCCTTTTAGGACTGAAAAACATTAGTTTTGTGGACATGAACCGCAAACTAAACTTTGCTCCTATTGCGACTCAAACGCCAACAGAATATGCTTTTGATGGGGTAGATGGTTCTTATGACACACAAGTAAAACTCTATCCAATACCTAATGCGGTATACACAATCAAATTTATGCTGACTGTTCCACAAGCAACAATGGCATCTGATTCCACAGTAGTAAAAGTTCCTGATGTTTTAGTGGTGCAAAACGCTTATGCAAGAGCATTGGTAGAACGTGGTGAAGATGGTGGTTTATCCTCCTCAGAGGCATACCTCTTATATAAAGCAATGCTGTCTGACTATATTGCTTTGGAAGGCACACGCTATCCAGAGAATCAGGAGTTTGTCAGCATATGACGCAAAGATTGCAGACCTTTAGTGTTCAAGCACCAGGCTTCTTTGGGCTAAACACGCAAGACTCTCCTCTGACATTGGAGGCAGGGTATGCATCCATTGCCACCAATTGCGTGATTGACCAATATGGACGTATTGGCGCACGAAAAGGTTGGTCAAGGGTTAATTCATCCTCTGGCAACTTAGGTGCAAATGACGTAAAAGTCATACATGAGTTAGTGCAACTTGATGGAACACTAACTGTATTGTTTGCTGGAAACAACAAGTTATTCAAACTCAGTTCTACTAATACAGTTACAGAATTGACCTATGGGGGTGGCGGTACTGCCCCGACTATTACTGCAAGCAATTGGCAATGTGCATCTTTAAATGGAATTACATATTTCTTCCAGTCTGGTTTTGATCCTTTGATCTATGACCCTGCGGTCAGCACCACTACATTTAGGCGTGTATCTGAGAAAACAGGGTATACAGGCACAGTTCCTTTAGGAAACATTGTTATTTCTGCTTTTGGTCGTTTGTGGGTGGCTGATACTACCGCAGACAATGTAACCATAACCTTTTCTGACCTATTGGCAGGACATAACTGGACTGCTGGCACATCTGGAAGTCTTGATGTTTCTAGGGTTTGGGCTAATGGCGCAGATCAGATAATGGGTTTAGGCGCACACAACAATTACTTGGTTATCTTTGGTAAGCGTCAGATATTGGTTTATGGAGGAGCGACAACCCCATCCACAATGTCGTTGGCTGACACTATTGGAAACATTGGTTGTTTATCAAGGGATTCCATAGTTTCTACGGGTTCAGACATTGTTTTCCTATCTAATTCTGGTGTGCGTAGTCTTTTGCGAACCATCCAAGAGAAGTCTGCCCCATTGCGTGATTTATCAAAGAATGTTCGTAATGACTTGATGGGCTATGTATCTAGTGAAACACTACCTAATATTAAGGCTGTTTACTCTGAAGTTAATGCTTTTTACCTTTTAACGCTTCCTATTGCCAAACAAGTCTATGTATTTGATACAAAGGCACAGTTGCAAGATGGTTCTTCTAGGGTAACAACTTGGGATTCTATTGAGCCAACAGCACTTCTATCGAGAAGAAATGGTGACTTGTTGATAGGTAAAAGTGGATATGTAGGAAAGTATGGGACATTTCTTGACCATGCATCTACTTATCGTTTCCAGTATTACACCAACTATGCAGACTTAGGCGATGCAAATATTACTTCTATTTTGAAGAAGATTTCTGTTGTTGTCATTGGTGGAACTAATCAGACATTTACAATTAAATGGTCGTATGACTTTTCTGGGCAATATTACGCATCACAAGCGACTATTCCTATTTCAACAATTGCAGAGTATGGAATGGCTGAGTATGGTGCAAATGGTAGTCCTGTTGCTTACTATTCTTCAGGTATCCAGATTGGCACTTTGGTTGGTCAAGCATCTGGCTTTGGCAAGGTTGTGCAAACAGCGTATGAAATTGATATAAATGGTTCTGCTGTGAGCATCCAAAAGATTGAGATTCAGGCTAAAAATGGAAAACTTGGGTAAGGAATAAATATGGCTAATTACACGAAAACCACCAACTTTGCGGCTAAAGATGCGCTTGCGTCAGGCAATGCTTCCAAGGTTGTCAAAGGTACTGAGATTGATACAGAGTTTACAAATATCCAAACGGCTGTTGCTAGTAAGGTAGATGGAACATTGTCAAACTTCTCTTTTGTTGAAGCATCCAATGTGTTGTATATCTACAATGTGTCTACACCTGTAGCAAAGATTGATGCCTCTGGCAATTTGACTGTGATTGGTAATGTCATAGCAAATGGAACGATGTAAAGGAAAATAATATGGCAACCACAGACCAAGCAACCCAAACAGCAGTAAACCAATGGTTTGCCGCAAATCCTAATGCAACGCCAGAACAGGTTGTATCAATTATTCAATCTAATGGTGGATTAACAACTAATCTTGCTGGTGCGCTTGCTAATTATTATGGAACTGATGTTAATCAAATTCAAACTGGTTATAGTCAATTAACAACTACACCACCTCCAGCAAAGTTCTCTACTCCTTTGCCTCTTGAACAAGGAAGGGCTACTGGTACTGGTACTGCTATTCCAAACTATGTTGCTCCTACTGGAACTCCAACAGGAGGCTTACTTACGCCTTCAACTGCTTCATCAGTGGCAACACCTAGCGCATTGCAAAACAGTGTAAATCAATGGTTTGATAAAAATCCAAATGCAACGCCACAACAAATATCAGATGTTATAAAAGCATCTGGTGGATTAACGCCAGAAGGAGCACAAGCGATTGCTAATAGAGTAGGTACTACTGCACAAGCAGTTCAATCCGCTTATGCATCGTTAACTCCCGCTACTCCTACATACAGTTCTTATTTAGACCAAATTAAACAAACAAATCCTGCCGCTTATGCAAAGATTGCAGATATTGCAAAATACAGCGCAGATGAAAAATTTGGTGGAAAAATTCAAGACTATCAGGCTCAGTTATTAACATCTATAAATCCTGAGAAGGCGGGCATTCCAAAACAATTACAGTTTTCAAGTCAAGAACCTGTGCGTGGAATTGACCCAGACACAGGATCACCAATTACATACATACCTCCAACACAGGTATTAAATGCTAAAGTTACACCGATTGAAGAAGGTGGTTTTCGTTCAACAACACCTACTAACATAAATGGTGTTCCTATATATGCTAAATATGATAGCAAAGGACAAGTTACAGGATATGAGGGAGACCCCTCTGTTACTACTTGGACAAGTGGTCAAGACCGCATAATTGGTAGTTGGGATGCACAAGGAAATGCTAAACCTGTACGTACAACTAACAATGATGGTAATTTTAATCTTAAAGGTATAGGGCTTTTAGCGAGTCTTGTCGGTGGTGCTTATGGCTTAGATGCTCTTACTGGTGGTTCTATTGGTGGTAGTACTCTTTTACCAGAAAGTCCATTTTTAAGTGGCATGGCGGCAGAAAATGCCGTGTCGGGTGCTGGTGTTGCTGGATTGGGTCTTGGTTCTGGAATTCCAGTAGGAGCGGCGGCAGGTTCGACAACAGGACTTTTTAATCCTATTACTTCTGGTTTATCTACTCTTGGTTCTGCACTTACTTCAGGATCAACTACTGGTATTCCTGCTGGCCTTACTGATATTGCTACCAAAGTTGGTACAGGAGTCGCTACTGGCCTTATTACTAGCGGTTTAACTGGTGGAACTGGTGGTGGAACTGGTATAAATCCTAACCTCGTACAAGGTGGAGTGCAGACCGCTGGTGGAATAATACAAAGCCAAGCATCCAAAGATGCGGCACTTAAAGCACAACAAGACATATTGGCGGCAACACAACAAGCAACTACAGGCGCACAGTTTCGTCCAGTAGGTGTTACAACTCGTTTTGGTTCATCTCAGTTCCAAATTGATCCTAAAACTGGTCAGTTAGTAAGTGCTGGTTATACAGCCGCTCCTGAGATTGTTTCTGCTCAAAATCAACTAATGAATTTGGGTGCTGGTTATTTAGCACAAACACCTGAACAAGTTGCACAACAGTATCTTGCAAAACAGTATGAATTGCTTGATCCAAGCCGTCAAAGACAGTTGGCAGACATTAGAAATCAGAATTTACAAACTGGTCGTGGTGGTTTGTCAGTAGGCTCTACTGGTTTGCGTCCAAGTGGCGCACAAGGCTTGATGGGTAGCAATCCTGAGATGCAAGCCTATTACAACGCTTTGGCACAACAAGATGCGGCATTAGTAGCACAAGCACAACAAGCAGGTCAACAACAAGTCACCTATGGTGCAGGATTGTTTGGTCAGGCTGGAACACTAGAGAGTTTGGCTCAACAACCATTCACTTTGGGTACAGGTCTTGGAACTTCTATCTCTACTGCTGGTGCTAATGCAGGTCGATTGAATCTTGCTGGTCAAGATATTGCTTCAGGGTATGGTACATCTTCTAATGCTACTAGAAATCCTTATGCAACATTACTTGGTGCTGTTGGAGGCCCAACTTCAACATTAGGAGCAGGAATAAATAAATATTTAACAGATTATTTAGCAACTAATAAGACTTCTGATATTTTTGATACATCAAAATACGGAACAGGAGTAGAAGGATTTCAAAAAGCATTAGATGATATTTACGGAACATAAGGAAAAATCATGGCACAAGATATAGTAGGAGGATTGTTTGGTATTACTCCTGAGATGTACCAACAAAACTTAGCACAAAAAGAACTACAACAAGGTATAGACTTATCTAGCCTATCCGCTGGTCAAGCAGGTAATGCCATGCTTTATGCTGGTGGCGCACAACTAGGTCGTGGCATTGGTGGTGCTTTGGGCGCACAAGACCCACAGTTACAGTTAATCAGCGCAAGAAATGCAGTATTGCGAGAAGTTGATCCTACTGATCCAGAATCTCTTATGAATGGTGCTAAAAGATTGGCGCAATTTGATCCTCAAGGGGCTACTTCTTTAGCAACAATGGCAAGAGAAGCGCAAGTTAAGTTGTCTCAAGTTGTTCGTAATACAAGAGAAGGTCGTGCGGCTGGTATTGGGCCAGAAGGAATGAGAGCGCAAC